TTGTTCATGTGAACAGCGCCGCCCTGGGGGATGACAGCATCCGGCCCATCACCCACCAGAATCTGGCCGGGATCTATGTGGAGATCCTGAACAGCAAGATCACCGAGCTGAAGGAGACCAGCGGCAACCGGGATGCCAACACCGGCGGCACCACGTCCGGCGCTACGGCTGCCAGCGCCATTGCGGCTATGCAGGAGGCGGGCGGAAAGATGACTCGGGACATGATCAAGACCGGGTACGACTGCTTCTCCCGCATCGTCACCCAGTGCATCGAGCTGATCCGGCAGTTTTACAACGAGGCCCGATCCTTCCGCATCATAGGTGAGCAGAATGCCATGGAGTTTGTCATGTACAGCAACGCCAACATCCGGCCCCAGCACCAGGATGTTGACTTTGGCATCGACACAGGCTACCGGCTGCCAGTGTTTGACGTGAATGTGACTGCTTCCAAGGCCAGCGCATACAGCAAGATGAGCCAGAACGAGATGGCCCTACAGTTCTACCAGCTGGGCTTTTTCAATCCTCAGATGGCCGACCAGAGCCTCGCCTGCCTGGATATGATGGACTTTGACCGCAAGGACACCGTGATGCGCAAGATAAGCGAAAACGGCACCCTGTACCAGCAGGTTCAGATGCTCAGTGCCCAGCTTATGCAGCTCAGTGCCTTGGTGGACAGCCAGATGGGGTCTAATCTGGGCGGCGCTTTGGCCGGGCAGATGGCCGGCAGCAACCAGCCCATGCCTTCCGGTGGCGGTGAAAAGGTGGAACTGAGCGCCGAAAGCAAGGAGAATGCCACGGTATCGAAAGCCAGAGAGCAGGCGAGCGAGGTGAGCAGGCCCAAATGATTACGGTACAGTATGGACAGGATGCCAGGGGCATCTGGATGAGGGTAGACGGCCATGCAGGCAAGGCCCCGAAGGGGCAAGACCTGGTATGTGCGGCGGCCAGCGCATTGACCATGACCCTGGCACAGGCGCTGGATGATCGGCAAGACTGCATTTTCGGTGAGCCTGAGTGCAGTATGGAGCCTGGTCATGCTGTGTTCAATGTTTCCCCCACCGTGGCCGGATGGGATCGCATCTATCATGTTTTCGATGCGATTTTCGGAGGCTTTCGCATTCTTGCGAAAATGGAGCCGGATTTCGTAAAAATTGTGAGGGCCGTGGGTAGAGAATAACAACTAACCTCGGATAGTATAAGCGCAGGAATCGCCCACCTACGGGCAGAAAGGATGAATAACCATGCAGAAAAATCAGATGTTCGACCTTCAGCTCTTTGCGGACGGCGGGGCGGCGGCGGCTGCCGGCGGTGCCGATGGGGCTGATGCGGGCGTACAGACCACGGCTGAAGCGCCTCTCGCCAAGGCGAAAAACAAGTCTGGGGAAGATCTGAGCAAGGTGAAGTACGGCAAGCCGATTAAAGCTGTTGAGCCGGATTCGCAGCAGCAGGATGACCCCATCACCACAAAGCAGGCTGTTTCTCAGCAGGACCGGGCCGCCGCTTTTGAAAACCTGATCAAAGGGGAATACAAAGACCTCTACAACCAGCGGGTGCAGGACACCATTCAGAAGCGGTTTAAAAATGTGAAGGCCAACGAGGACCGGCTGAGTGCCCTGTCCCCTGTTCTGGAAATGCTGGGGCAGAAGTACGGTGTCGATGCGCAGGATGCCGATGCCCTGGCAAAAGCAATCCAGGACGATGACAGCTATTACGAAGAAGAGGCCATGGAGAAGGGCGTGACCGTTGAGCAGCTGAAAAACTTCAAGCGCATGGAGCGCGAGAACAACCAGCTGCGCCAGCAGATCGAGGCCCAGCAGCGCCAGAAGAGCGCCGAAGAGGTTTACAGCCAGTGGCAGGAGCAGGCCAAGGAAGTGGCCGGCCTGTATAAAGGCTTTGACTTGTCGGCAGAGCTTCAGAATCCGAAGTTCGTAAAGCTCATGAAGGTGCCCGGGATGGATGTGCGGACGGCTTTTGAGGTAGCCCACAAGGATGAGCTGATGCCTGCCGCCATGCAGATGACCGCAAAGGTGGTAGAGCAGAAGCTCACCAACAGCATCATGGCCGGCAGAAGCCGGCCCCAGGAAAATGGCCTTTCCTCCGGCGGCGGCGTTGTGGTGAAAACCGACCCCGAAAAACTGAGCAGTGCCGACCTTGCGGAAATCCGCAAGAGAGTATTGGCCGGGGAAAGGATTACCTTCTGATCGGCAGTCCTTTCCCGGAAAGGAAAGGAGAAAAAAATGATCGAGAAACTGTATGACCTTCAGATGTTTGCGAGTCCCAACACCGTGACCGGTGACCCCGCAAACCCCTCCAGTATGTCCAAGGAGATGAAAACCTATTACTCCCGGGAACTGCTGGAGAACGCCAAGCCCAACCTGTGCCACACCCAGTTCGCCAAGAAGGTGGCGCTGCCGAAAAACAACGGCAAGAACATCGAATGGCGCAAGTTCGGCAACTTCGAGAAGGCCACCACCCCCCTCACCGAGGGCGTGACCCCGGACGGCAAGAGCCTGGCCGTGACTGATATCACCGCCAAGGTTGATCAGTACGGCGACTACAGCACCATTTCCGATATGGTGGATATGACCGCCATCGACAACGTGGTGCTGGAATACACCCAGCGGCACGGCGAGAACATGGGCCTGACCATTGACACCATCTGCCGCAATGCGGCCCAGGCCGGCACCCATGTGATTTATGCCGGCGGCAAGGATGCCCGTGACAGCCTGGTTCCCGCTGACAAGATCACCAGCGCTCTGGTTGCAGAGTGCGCCACCTTCCTGAAGAAGATGAACGCGCCCAAGGTCAATGGCAAGTATGTGGCTATCATCCACCCCAGCGTGGCCTATGATCTGCGGCAGGACCAGGGCTGGCTGGATGCCCACAAGTACGCCAGCCCCGAGGAAATCTTTACCGGCGAGATCGGTGAGCTGCATGGTGTCCGCTTCATCGAGAGCACCGAGGCCAAGATTTATAACGCCACCGGCGGCGCTGTTTACGGCTGCCTGTTCTTCGGCAAAGACGCCTTTGCGGACGTTCAGCTGGAGGGCGGCAACGGCCAGGTGATCGTCAAGCCCCTGGGCTCTGGCGATGACCCCCTGAACCAGCGTTCCACCGTGGGCTGGAAGGTGAGCGGCTATGCGGCCAAGATCCTTTACGACGAGTATCTGGTCCGCCTGGAGTGCTGCTCCACCTTCTCTGCGAAGGACACGGAAAACTAAGCATATCACCCGGCGGCGGGCTCCGTACACCTGCCGCCGGGTAGAAAGGAGACCTATATGGCTATCAAGAAATCCGATGAACAGCCGGCGATGGAGGAACCCGTGATGGAGGCCCCCCCCAAGCGGAAGATGGTGACCATCCGCATTCCCCGCGGTGGCCGCAACGAAGAGAACTTCATCACCGCCAGTGTGAACGGCGAAATCTTCAAGATCATGCGCGGCGTGGACGTTGAAGTGCCTGAGTGCATCGCAGAAGTGCTTCGGCACCGGGCCGAAATGCTGGACCAGGCTGATGATTTCATCGAAAAGAAAGCCAACTGATGGTCTTTCAAAGGGTAGGCTTTGCGGCCTACCCTTTTTTCATAAAAGAAAGGAGGGATCCTATTGACGATCCGACAGGCCATTGATAAAACCGACCAGCTCAAGCCAAACCAGGTGTCGGACGCCGAGAAGGTGGCATGGCTGGATGCTCTGGACCGGATGGTGTGGGATGATGTGGTAATGACCCATGAACAGCCAGATGGGGCCCCGGAGAGTTTCGATGGGTACAATTGCACCACCGATACCGAGACCGAGCTGCTGATTACTGAGCCGCACAGCCAGGCATATATTTACTGGCTGATGGCTAACATCGATATCGTGAATCAGGAAACGGCAAAGTACCAGAATGATTACATTCTGTATAACCAGTGGTATCAGAGCTTTGCAGACTGCTACAACCGGCGGCATATGCCCATCGGGGCCGCATGGAAGTTTTAGGAAGGGAGGCAGAAAAATGCTTTTGCCGCAGCTGAATGTGATTTCTACCAGCCGGAATTACACCCAAGAATTTCTTGGTTACAACCACAATCTGCGGATCGGTGATGGAGAATTCTTTGATACAAAAAACCTGACCACGGATTTTTACCCGCTCATCTCTCCCCGGGTGCGGCGTGGATTTGTGGGTGAAATCGCCCAGCCTGGTGGATTGATTGCCAAGGACACGCTGGCATGGGTGGACGGCACAAAGCTGGTATACGGCGGGCAGGAGTATGAGCTGGCCCTGGAGCCCGGTGAAAAGCAGCTGGTGGGCATGGGGGCCTATATCCTTGTATTCCCGGACGGCAAATACCTGAACACCGAGAATCTCACCGATTTCGGTTCCCTGGGGCAGAAATTCACCACTACCGGCACTGTGAAGTTCACCCTTTGCCAGGAGGACGGCACCATCTATGAAAATGTCACGGTGAGCGATACGGCCCCCGAAGATCCAAAGGCCGGGGATATCTGGGTGGACACCAGCCAGACCCCGCATTCCTTCAAGATTTACAGCGGCACCACCAGCATGTGGACCAGCATAGGCGTAACCTATGTAAAAATTGAGGCCGCCAACATCGGCAAAGGGTTTGAGCAGTACGATGGAGTGTTTCTCAGCGGCTGCGTGGCAGAGGGAACCGAAGAGCTGAACAACACCGCCGTGATCTGGCAGAAGGGCGATGACTTCATCGTGGTAATCGGCCTTTTGGAAAAGGTCGTTTCCCAGACCGAGCCGGTCACGGTGGAGCGGCGGATCCCCCAAATGGACTTTGTGACCGAAAGCAACAACCGGATCTGGGGCTGCCGGTATGGTATGCAGGGGGATGAATCCGTCAATGAGCTGTACGCCTGCAAGCTGGGAGATCCGAAAAACTGGTACTGCTACCAGGGCGTCAGCACAGACAGCTACGCTGTGAGCCTTGGCAGCGATGGAATTTTTACCGGGGCCGTCACACACCTTGGGTATCCCTTGTTCTTCAAGGAAAACTGCTTCCACAAGGTGTACGGCGAGGTGCCAAGCAATTTCCAGATTCTTTCTACCAATTGCCGGGGGGTGCAGAACGGATGCGCCCAGAGCCTGGCGATCGTAAATGAAGTGCTGTTCTACAAAAGCCAGACCGGAATTTGTGCCTTTGACGGTAGCCTTCCATCCGGGGTGAGCGAGGCCCTGGGGCAGGCGGCGTATTCTGAGGCTGCCGGCGGCAGTTATGGAAACAAATACTATGTGTCCATGAAAGATGAGGCAGACAACTGGCACCTGTTCGTCTACGACACAAAGCGGGGCGTGTGGATGCGAGAGGACGAAAGCCACGGCGTGGAATTCTGCCGGTGCCGGGGGGAACTGTATATGCTGGATGCAGAGCACCGGCTGTGGGCCTTGAACGGCACCCAGGGAGAGCGGGAAACGCAGGTGGAATGGATGGCTCAGACCGGGGAAATTGGCTATTCTTACCCGGACAAGAAATATCTGAGCCGTTTCAACATCCGCATGAAGCTGGAGAAGGGCAGTTCTGTGGACACCTATGTGCGCTACGACAGCCACCCGGGAAACGGATGGGAGTTTGTGGGCCACATGACCGGCCACACGGTGCAGACCTTCACCCTTCCTATTGTGCCACGGCGCTGTGACCACATGGCGATCCGCTTTGTGGGCAAGGGAGACTGCAAAATTTTCAGCATCGCCAAGGTGCTTGAGATTGGAAGTGATGAAGGATGAATCTGATCCCTACCCCACCTACCACGTCCGGCAGTGCGGAACAGCAACTGGATGCGCTGAAAAGCTACCTGTTTCAGCAAACTGAGGCGCTGAATGTGGCGCTTTCCGGGCAGACTTTGGAGAAACAGCTGGAAAGGATCACAGAGGCCCTTTCACCGCCTAAAAAAGGCACGTCTGCTTCCCAGCAAAGCGAACTGAGCAAATACCAGTCTTTAAAGGCCCTGGTCATCAAAACCGCCGATACGGTTGTGGTGAGCAGCGAGGAATTTCGCAAGAATCTCAGCGGTTACTATGTGACATCCTCCAATTTCGGAGAATATCTGGAAAAAGCCACGGTGGATATAGAGGGCACCCCGGTAGGTATCACACAGCTTTACAGCTACACCGCCGGCATCCGCAGTGATTATGGCGATTTCGATGTGGAGCGGCAGACCTTCATCAAAACCGGGATGCTTTATTACGATGATGACGGGCTGCCGGTGTATGGGGTGGGCATCGGGGAGCTGAAAACCAAGGTCACGGCAGACGGCCAGGTGGTGCTGGATCGGGGGGGCCTTGTCAGCACCCATACCGCCGACAGGATCTCTTTCTGGGAAAATGACATCGAGGTGGCATACATCTCCAACGGCGCTCTTCATATGCCGGCGGCAGACATCACAGGCGGCACCCTGAACATCGGCCTTGGAACCTTTAAGGTGGATGCATTCGGGGCGGTTACTGCCACCAAGGGAAACATCGGCGGCTGCGAGATCGTGGATGGGCTGCTTACCATCGCCAATGCCAACATCAAAAACATTACCGCAGATAAAGTAAGCGGCGGTACCCTGAAAGGTGTGAAAGTGATCAGTCAAAACGGGAATGACACAGTAACACTGGACAAAGGCCAAGTGATTGCAAGCAACGGCAGCCGAAGCGTGGATATCACACCAAATGGTATCGCATCTGCCAGCTTGGAAATTATGCATGAGGCGTATTTCCATGAAGACGTCCGTATTCCGTTGACAAACTTAATCCTGTATTCTTCTGGCACAGGTGAAAGACATTGCCTTGGTTTTGCCACAGTAGACGGATACAGCGTACCTTATTTTGACTGAGACAGGAGGGCAAGTATGGAAAAACCGCTCACAGTAAAATCTGCTGAGTTCAAGGCGAAAATGGAGGCTGTAATCAACGGCTGCGGGATGCCTGCGGTGCTGGTGGCGCAGATCCTTTCCGGGTATTGTGTGCAGGTAGAGCAAGCAGTAAAAGAGCAGACCGAAAAAGATTTTGCGGCCTACCAAAGGGCGCAGGCAGAAGAAGCTGAACAGACAAAAGCCAAGAAAGAAAAGGAGGGAAAGGATAATGGCAAACCGTGAGTACAGCAGCAAAGCCAAGCGTGATCTGGAAGGCTACAAGCCCTATGAGAGCCAGTATGCCGACAGCCTGAAGGGGCTGTATGACCAGATCATGAACCGGGAGGACTTCACATATGATCTGAACAGCGATGCGCTCTATAACCAGTATAAGCAGCAGTATGTTCGCCAGGGCAAGCTGGCAATGCAGGACACTTTGGGCCAGGCGTCTGCGCTCACCGGCGGCTATGGCAACAGCTATGCATCCACCGCCGGTAACCAGGCATACCAGAGCTACCTTACCGGCCTGAACGACAAGGTGCCTGAGCTTTACCAACTGGCCTATGATGCTTATAACCAGAAAGGCGCTGACATGATCAATAAATACGGGATCGGGCAAAGCGCCGATGAAAGCGCCTATGGCCGGTGGATGGATGAGTACAGCCGGCTTGTGGACAAATACAACCGGGAGTATGGGGAGTACCGGGATCATGTGGCTGACGATCAGTGGCAGGCTGATTACAATTACCGGGCTGAACGTGATGCCGTAGAGGATGCCCGATATAAGCAGGAATGGGAGTATCAGGTTCAGCAGGACGCGCTGGATAGAGCAGAGGCTGCGGCTGCGAGGGCGGCGGCAAATGCAAAGGCCTCCGGGTATTCCAGTTCTGAGGCGCATGTAGATGACAACATTGTAAGAATTGTGCAGCAGAGCGTTGATGGCGGCGAAAGCATGGATGATATTCTGCGGTATTTGCAGAGACACTACAGCAACGAGACCATTGCCAAGACCTTTGCGGCAAAAGGCTGGTCGCTTTGATTTTATGAACGGAGGGTACTATGGGCCTGTATGAAGATAATCTGAAGAAGCTCAGAGGGGAAACCGAGGAAGAAACCAAGAAGCGCAAGGAGGAAGAGCAGGACGATATCTTTTCCAGCAACCTGAAGGCGCTGAATAAAAGGACGGAAAAACAGAGCGCTACCGGAAAAAACTATTCAGACTCCAGCGATCCTATTTCTGCCCGGGACGATGCCTTTGAGCAACTTCTGAAAGACCGTGAGCGCAGGCAGGAAATTGTTGCGTCTTTTGGTGATGTATCTGTTTCACAGAAAAAAGCAGACGATAAAGAGCAAAAGGAAGAATTTTCTGCGCCTGACCGGTACTCTTCTGCTGTCACCGATGACATCATTAAGGCAGTGGAAGAGGCCCAGCAGCGGTACGCCTCTGCCAGCCCAGAGGCTTCCGTTCGTGGAATGAGTGAGGCGGACAAAAAGAAGCAACAGGAGGCCAATCAGGCGGCACAGGAAAGGTATAAAAACCAAGAGGATACCCTTGGGGAAATGCCCAAAGACATGCAGGATTTGGTCTCAAATGTTGTTCGGCTGAGTGAAGAGGTACATAAAAACCCGAACGAGGTTGAACAGAATACCGCTATTTTAGATGAATTCATCCCGGACAGAGACAATTCCAGCAAAAGTGCTTACGATCAGCTTGCCGATGAGTATCTCAGACAGCTGGAAACAGTGCGGGAATACGGCGAAGAAACCGGTGTGGATGTGGACGAGGTGCTCCGGTATGCCCTAAAACGGCAGGATGATGAACGAGTAAAGGAAGAAAAAGAAGAAGACGCCAAAGCGGTGGATACCGCACCTAAAGCTGCCACAGAAACTGCGCTGCATTTTCTGAAATTTGTTCCTGCGACCGCAGCTTCTGCCATTGATGTGGCTGGACAATATCTGGAAAGAGCAGTGAGCGGAAGCGACCAGCCAATCAATGAAAATTCCAGCGGGCAGCGGTGGCAGCAAAGCGAACAGAACAAGATTGAAACAATTTCTGAAAACATCCAGAAGTCTGTTGACGGAAGCCTGGACACGGAAGGCCCTTCCTGGGGAAAAACGCTTTCCTTTTTGTATCAGACTGGTGTAAGCGGGGGAGAAAGCATTACAGCCAGCTTTATTCCAGGGGGCGCTGCGTGGCTTGGTCTTGGTGCGGGAACAAGAGCCTGGGCAACGGCAAAAGAAGCTGGGGCTTCGGACGGTAAAGCGCTTACCAGCGGTATAGCAAACGGTGTGTTTGAAGCCTTGTTTGAACGCATTGGCATTGATGAACTGAATTCGCTGAAGGTAAAAGACCCGGACAGTTTAAAAACTATTGTCAAGAACTTTGTTCGCATTATGGGCAAAGAAGGGCTTGAAGAGGGCGCTACTCAGATCGCCGATGATCTGGCAGACGCTTTTGTGCTGGGAGATATTTCTTCTGTCGGAGGCGTTTATAGCGATGCCTTTGAATATTGCAGAGCACAGGGCATGACCGAGCAAGAAGCGAAAAAAGAAGCCTTTGAGCAGGCTGCCTGGTTCTTTGCGCAGGACGTGGGCCTGGCTTTTGCCGGAGGCGCTTTGATGGGCCTCGGCATGGGTGGCGTTGGCACTACCATAGGTTATTTTAATAACCGGGGCACCGGCAGGCAGGTGCAGCAGGCCGGCAACGTGGATTCTGTTGTGCAGGCGGCCAGTGAAACCGGCAATCCTGAACTGATGGCTCTGGCCAAAGAAGTGGCAGGCGAAACCGGCGGCAAAGAGGCCAGTGCCGCCAAGGTGGGCAGCCTCGTCAACCAGACGGTCAAAGAGACTGCCAAGCAGTACAGCGAAAAGGCCGATGCCGCCACGACCGGCGAAGTGAAAAGCAGGCTGGAAAGTCTTGGAGTTTCTGAGGCTGATAGCGGGGCGCTGGCTAAAGTGGTGGTTAAGCAGGCGAAAGGAGAGCGGCTCAACCGGTCGGAAAAGAATATCCTGAAATCGTCCGCACAGGGCCAGCGGGTGGCTTCCGAGCTTGCCAATGCGGAAGGTCCCGGGTACGACAGCGGCTGGGTAAAAGCTGCGCAGGAGAGCGTGAAAGAAAGCACGAAATCCGAAGTGCAGACCATGAACGCTCTGCGGAATGCCTTCAGAAGCAACGGGGTGAAAGTCACCTCCGCGGACGGCATCAAAACCGCAAAGGCCGTTGGATTCGTGAAAGCGGAGTCTGGCGGCGTTGAAGTCAAGCTGAACGATGGAACGACTGCCTCTGTGAGCAGCCTGCAATTCGATGATCAGGACACCAAATCTCTGTTCATGGCGGCCAATTCCTTGACGGAGAAATCCGGCGCTTCCGCTCAGACGGCAGACATGTTCGTGAGCGGCTATCAAGGCGGCCCGGTGTCTGAATACTTCATGGACTTTGCGAGGGCCTACAACATCGGCCATTCCGGGGTGGATTTCACTGCCGCCAAAAACAGGCTGTCCGATTCCGATCTTTCTGCCGCACAGCTGGAAACGGCGTTTTATGCAGGTAAGAGCGATGGGGAGAACCAGACTGCCGCAAGGCAGGTGCGGCTGGATTCTCTGGTCAAAAGCGCAAAAGAGGCAGGGGTTTCCCAGAAGGCCGGCTCTTTTGACGAGTCCGCAATCAAGGGCGCTTCCCTGACTCAGCAGCAGGCTGACAGCATCGAAGTTCTGCATGGGTTGAGCCAAGCATTCGGCCTGAAGATCAAGCTGACGGACAGCAGCAAAAACGGTTTCGGGAAAGATGGCCGGCGCATCGGGCAAAATGGTTCCTATGACCGGGACACCAACACCATCGAGGTTGA